AGCGCATGTACGACGTCACGAATTGCCAAGTGTTGTGCAACCGATGCCACGATGAGGTCCACGGGATTCGGCGCTGACCTGTGGCCTATTGAAGGCCTCTAATAGAGAATTCGGGGGGGGTAAGCCTCAAAAAAGGCCACCTTCGACGTCCCACCATCGCTACACGTACAAAAAAACGCATTTAGTCCATGGTCGAGCACGAATCCACCGTCCGTCAATACGCCGCCGACGTCGTGAGCGGCCGAATCCCAGCCGGCAAGTGGGTCTACGCCGCGTGCTCGCGGTTCAATCGAGACCTCGAGCGCCGCGACATCGTGCTTGAGTGGAACCGCGTCGCGGACGCGTTCGAGTTCATCGGCGGGCTGTCGTTGGTCGGTGAAGCCGACGGTGAGCCGTTCAAGTTGCACCCGTGGCAAGCCTTCATCGTGGCCAACCTAGTCGGCTGGCGCACTGCGCAAGGCCGCCGACGGTTCACCATGGGGATCATTCAAGTGGCGCGCGGCAACGGCAAGACCACCCTCATGGCGGCGCTCGGGCTCTACGACTTCATGAGCGGCGCCGGCAAGCGGGTGCACGTGCTCGCGAACAAGGTAGAGCAAGCACAAATCCTCGTGGATACGGCGCGCACGATGGCTCGGCGTCTCGACGATCCGTCGGTCAAGGTCAAGATGTCCGACATGACGCGGCCCGATGAGGACTGCGAGTTCAACGCATTGACGTCGCGCGAATCCTCGCTTGACGGCTTGAACCCATCGTTGTGGATCGCCGACGAAGCCGCCGAGTACCGCGGGAGCGTGCTCAACAAACTGATTACTACGGGGATGAAGCGCAAGGAAACGTTGGGCGTCATCATTTCGACGCCCGGCAGCAACACGGAAAGCCATTACGAAACGCTTTGCTCGGGCGCTCGCGCCGTGCTGTCGGGAGAAGCTGAGGATGACGCGACGTTCGCCATGCTCTACGGCATCGATCAGAACGACGATATCGCCGACGAAGCGGCGTGGCCAAAAGCGAATCCGGGCATGCAGTACGGGCAACCGGACGCGGCCAGCATCCGCCGGCTCTACAACACGATGAAGCGTGACCCGGGCCAGCGCTCGGAGTTCTGTCGGTATCACTGCGCTCGGCTGAATGAGGATGTCGGCGGGTGGCTTGATATGTCGTACTGGCCGACGGCAACCGTGATCGATTGGGCGGACCAACGCAAACGACAAGCGTGGGTCGGCATTGACTTGAGCAAGTCGCTCGACATGTCGGCCGTCGTTGTGGCAATCCCCCAAGAGAACGGGAACATTCTGTTGCGTGGCCACTACTGGTGGCCGCGGGCGAACGTGGCGCAGCGCGAACTGGACTACCGCATGCCGATTCGCCGCTACGCCGACGAAGGCAAAATCAACTTGACGCCCGGCGCCGAGATCGATCACGAAGCCATTGCGCAGAAGATGGCCGAGATCATCGCTGAATTTGACGTGCAACTTGTCGGATATGACCGCTGGGGAGCGTCGTACTTAGCGCAGCGGCTCGCCGAGATTGGGGCGCCGATCCAAGCCTACAGCATGGGTTCAAGCACGTTTGCGCCGGGGTGCCAGTTGTTTCAGAACCTTTGGGTTGGTCGCAAGTTTGTCATCGGTGATGACCCCATCTTGCGCCGCGCGTGCGCCGAAGCCATTCCCCGCACAGGCATGAGCGGCTACGTGAGACCGGAGAAGCCACGTGACCACAGCGCCATCGATCCGCTCGTGGCCTCGATCATGGCTGTGCATTGCTGGGGAGGCAAACGCAGCAGTTGTTACGAATCCGAAGTTTAGTTCGAGACATGACGGCCGAAACTTGTCGCAATGCGCAACATGTTGCGCAGTCTGTTGCATCGTTGGTTGGGGCACTGGGGCACGCACGGCGTGATCCTCCCGACGTCGTTTGACGTCGCGGGTATGCCCACGATCACGCCGGGCACGGCGCTGGCGTATACGCCCGTCTACCGCGCGGCTTCGCTGATCGCGAACGACGTGGCACGCGTGCCGCTCGACGTGAGCGAGCGCACCGCGAACGCATTGCTTCAGCAACCAAACCGATGGCAAAACGGATTCGAGTTCCGTCGAGCGCTGACGATGCAGGCGCTGTTGTACGGCAACGCGTTTGCCGTGATCAACCGCACGCTCGGCGGCGAGTTGCTCGAGTTGCTTCCGCTCGACATCGAAAGCGTGTCGCTTGATCTCACAAAGCCTGAGCCCGTCTACAAGACGCGGCTGTACGGTGACGTGCCGATGTCCTCGATGCTGCACCTACGTGCCGTCGGACTCGACGGCTTGTGGGGTGAGTCGCCAGTTCGATTGTGCCGCACGTCGTTGCAGATTCTTGCAGCGCAAGAAAACTCACAACTCGAAGTCATGAAGAACGCCGGCAACCCGAAGTTGGCGTTTGTGCATCCGGGCCCGCTGAGCGAAGGCGCTCGGCAGTCGATCAGCGAGAAGTTTCTACAGCATCACGCTGGCGCCGAGAACGCGGGCAAACCGCTCGTGCTCGCCGAAGGTATGCGCGTGGAGCGAATCAGCAGCACGCTCGACGATGCCGGCATTGCGGCGGCTCGACGTTACAGCGTTGAAGACGTCTCGCGCATCTACGGAGTGCCGACGTCGTACCTGAGCGAGCACAGCGCGAACGCCTATGGCTCGATGGAATGGCTGTCTCGCATGTACGTGGACGCGTGTTTGCAGCACTGGTTCTCAACGTGGGCGGCCGAGATCGTCGCGAAACTCGCACCGTTTGGCTCGGCGACGTTTGACAGTGACATGATCTCTCGGCCGTCGCTCGCCGAGCAAATGGCGGCGCTCCGCACGGGCGTCGAGTCCGGAGTAATCACGCGAAACGAAGCGCGTGAGTACCTGAACCTCGCTCCGCTCGATGGGCTTGATGATCCGATCCTCGCGAAGAACATGGGCACGGGCGGCGGTCAAACCAACATCGGCGCTGACACCAGCGCGGGGAGCGTCGATGACTTCGCTTGAACGTCGCAGCGTCACCATCGGTGCGCCAGCCGGCCGCACGCTCTCAGGGCTCGCGATCCCGTACGGCAAGTGGTCGCGTGAGATTTCCGAGCCGTTTAACCCGCAGTTCCGTGAGCGAATCACCCGCGGCGCATTTGGCGACCTGGCGGGCGCCGACATCAAACTGCTCTTTAACCACAACGCGAGCGCGTTGCTCGCTCGCACGCGCAGCGGCACGCTCACGCTCAACGACACTGCGAGCGGACTGCGGTTCACCGCGGATCTCGCAGAGACCAGCGTCGGCAACGACGTGCGCGCGATGCTCGAGCGCGGCGACCTAAGCGGAGAAATGTCGTTCGGGTTCTACGTCGATCGCGACGAGTGGAACCCGCGACGCACCGAACGCACCGTCACCGCGGCTCGACTCGTTGAGCTCAGCGTTGTTGTCGATGCCGCGTACGGCGACAAGACCTCATCGAGCCTGCGGAGTGTTTCCGCGGCTGCCATTGAAGCCGCGGCGCTGCGGCTCGAGATTCACAAGCACAGGATGAAAGACCATGTCTGAAGAGTTGACCAACCTCGAAAACACCGTTCACGAGTACCGCAAGACCCTTGACTCCTTCGCCGCTCGCACTGGCGCGAAGACGCACCACGTTGAGATCCGCGGCAGCGGCGAAGAGCGCGAGAAGATCGCGCGCATCGATGCCGACCTCGACGCCGTCGAGCGCATGAACCAAGACCGCTTGGCGCTTCGAGCTGCACAGGAGCGCCTGAAGCAACTTGAAGAGGAACGCTCGCAGCCGCAGTTCCGCGGCGTGGTCGCACGTGCAGACGTCAAGCACGATCTCGCTAGCCCTGAGTACGCAAAGCGTTGGCTTCAGGCGGTTGCGCGTGGCGATGCCGCAGAAATGCGCGCGCTCGCAACAAGCACTACGGGCGCTGGCATTCCGACCGACATGGAGCGCCGCATTGTTGAGAAGATGTACCAGGCGAACGTGCTGCGCTCGATCGCTCCCGTGTCCTCGATTGACTCGAAGCGCACGATCACCGTCGAAGGCAGCTTGCCAACGACGGCTCTTGTTGCCGAAGCGGGAACAATCACCCCCCAAGATCCATCGTTCGCAACGGCTATTTCCGTGGTTCCGTACAAGTACGTGTGCGCGACTCAGATGAGCCAAGAGTTCATCGAAGACGCCATCGGCCAAGGTGGCATCGGCAGCGGACTCGATTGGGTTGCAAGCCGCATCGGCCTTTCGATGGCGCTGAAGATGGAAGAAGCGTACACCATCGGCACCGGATCAAGCCAACCCGAAGGCATTGCGGGTACAGCTGCGCAAACTGCGCTTTCCGGAATTTCTCAGGTGACTGACCTTGGAGGCGCCGCCGTCACCACTGTGACCGCCGACAACGTCATTGATACCGTGCACCTTGTCGCGCCGCAGTACCGCAACTCGCCGCGGTTCCGTTGGCTTCTCTCTGACACGTTTGTGCGCGTCGCTCGCAAGTTGAAGAACGCTTACGTGACTTCCGGCGCGACGGAATACATCTGGACGCAAGCATCGTCGAACGCGGGCACGATGGTCGGCGGCGCTCCCGGCTTGCTCTACGGCGTGCCGTACAGCGTTGGTCAGTACGTCCGAACAGCAACATCAAACAACAACATCTTTGCGGTCATCGGCGATTTCAACTACTTCGAGATTTTCGACCGCACCGGCATGACGTCGCTTGTCGATCCGTACTCGGCGGCAAGCTCGCACCAAGTCACCCTCTACACCTACGCACGGACCGATTCGCACATCATGCTTCCTGCGGCGTTCGCTGCGATCACCTGCTGATTTCAGCAGTTCACGAAGCGCTTTTTCTTACCTTGCTCGCGTTGGGGGGAAACCCCCAGCGCGGGTTTCATGGCTGCGACACCTATCCCGATCGACATTCTCAAGACGCGTTTACGCATTGACGTGGACGCCGATGATGTCATTCTCACGACGCTCTGCATCGCAGCCGGCGAAGTGATCGAGCGTGAAACTGGCGTCGCGCTTGCGAGCGAAACGCGTACCGCGAAACTCGATAAGTGGCGTCGCTTCGTGCTGCCAGTTCAGCCAGTGGGGAAAGTCACGGCGGTGACGTACTACAACGGCAGCAACGTGCTCACGACGATGCCAACCGCAGATTGGTACGTCGATGACACTGATAGTCTGACGGCGTTGCAGTTCAAACAGACGCCCGAGATATACGAAGGCACCTATCCGACCGTGACCTACGAAGCAGGGTACGTGCAGGTGCCGCACGCGTTGCAACAGGCAATCGTCGGTCTCGTGGGCGCGTGGTACGCCAACCCCGATGCAACCTCGGTGGCGTCGCTCGCCGAAGTGCCATTGTCTCTCAAGTACATCTTGAACGCGTATAGCGCGCGTGGGGCGCTGCGATGATCGGTAGCGGCCGACTACGTTTCCCCGCATCGGTGCTGCAACCGAGCGGCACGACCGACGATCTCGGGCAGCGCAGCGGCACGTTCAACGATCTCACTGCGGCAGCGAACGGCAACCCGCCATTGTGGGTCGATCTCCGCACCGACTCGGCAGCCGAGCAACAGTACGCCGACGGCGTTGCAACCGTGAGGCGTGCCGAGATCCGATGTCGTTGGAACTCGCTCAAAAAGTGGGGCATTGACGAGACGTTCCGGCTTGTGGTACGTGGTCGCACGTTCCGTATTGCTGGGATCACCAACCTGGATGAACGCGACATGGTCGCCGTGATCGAAGCCGAGGAGGTTGTATGAGCCTTGAAGCCGCGATCCGAAACATGCTCGACAACACTGCGCAACTCGCCGCGTATCCGATCACGCACGGGTATCGACCGCAACTGAGCACGTTGCCGGCGATCACGTACGAAGTCACCAGCAACGAGCGCAGCGCTGTCGCCCTCTACTGGCAAGCCGTGGTTGACGTTCGCGTGATCGCGACGACGACTGACGCGGCGCTTGATATTGCAGCGTTCGTCCCGAGCGCGTGCGATACAGGCACGTACAACGGGCTTGAATTCACCGCGGTGATGTTCGACGGCTACACCATTGACGCTGCGAGTGTCGGCGAAGGCGACGAACAGCAACCCGCCGAAGTCTCGAACACGATCACGATTCACTATAAGGAATGAACCCATGGCAGCACTCTCGTCAGCGCTTGCGTCTTTCAGTTGGGCCGGAACCGCAGTAAACGGGCTCGGCACTGTGTCGATTCAATACGATGCGACAATGATCGACACGACCGACATTGCAACGGGCCCGCGCACGTACATCGTCGGAAATCGTGGATGCACCGCGACCATTGACATGTTCTACGATCAGGGCAGTACCGCTATGGCTGCGATCGAAACCGCGATCAACAGCGGAAGCGGAAGCGCAACGGCGCTTATCACGCTTTCCACTGGTATGACCTATAGCGGCCAAGCGTTTGTTCAATCGTTCAGCGCAACGGCTTCAACGAACGAAGTCATCCGCGCGAACTTCACCATTCAATACACCGGCACAATCACGATCGCATGAGCATTCGAGACGCACTCACTCTTAAGAACTGGCACGGCACGCTTCCGAACGGCGTTGCCGTCGAGCTGCGCCGACCGTCGGCGCTCGATCTCATCGAAGCGCTCGACGTCTCAACGAAGACGCCTGAGCGCCTTTCCGCATGGATGGTCGCTCGGCATCTTGTCGAGAATGGCGCACCAGTGTTCGCGAGCGTGGACGAAGCGCTTGCGGCTGACGCGTTCACGGTGCAGAAAATTTCAGCGCTGGTGGAGCGGCTCTACGCCGAAGGCCGGGACTAACTGACGCCGCACGTCGGGTGCTACGTGTGGCGTTCTCACTGACGAGCACCGACCTCGCTACGTTGAGCGTTGCAGCGCTGAACGTGGAAATGGATATCCCCGATTGGGACGGCATCCGACGTGAACTCGACCGCCGCAAAACGAGCCGGATTCAAGATCCAGTTCCGACCCTCGAAAGAGGATCTGGAGAAGATCGCAGCGATCGCGTCGGAACTTCCAAAGAAGATGCGAAAGAAGATTGTGCGCAAGGGATTGCGCAACTGGGGCGACGCGGTCAAGCGCACGATGAAAGCGCTGGCGTTGCCGAAGGCGAAGCGCACCAAACGAGATATCGCAGTCAAGACCAAGACCTACCGCAAGGGGATCATTTGGGCCGGCGTCGGAGTCCGCAAGGATGGAAACCGCGTCGGTAAGCGTTCGCACTTCTACGACCAAGGCTGGCGTCCAGTTCGCAAGGGCTTGACGCTGACGAGTGACGGGCAAGTTGGATCGAAGCCGCCGCCGAAACTCGTGCGCAAGTGGAAGGGCAACAAGAACGCACGCATCGTGCCGTTCTCGCAGCGACGCGGCTGGCGCCTCGGATTGAAGAAGAACGCCGCATCACTCGGCACTCGCATCTATCGGCGGCTTTACATCACGCGCGCGGGACAGAAGCATCAAAACAGCATCGTGCACTACGTCAACGAATCGGTGAAGGAAGCACTACAGGAGTTACCACGTGGCTAGTCTTCCTAAAGTACACGTTCCCGTTGTCGTAACGACCGAAGGCGTCGATGCCGGATTGAAGGCAACCGAAGCCAAAATCAAAGCGTCGGCCAAGCGCATGGAGAAAGTCAGCGGAGCGCCGAGCGCAGCGCAAGGCGTGCTTAAAGCGGGCGCGCAGTCAGCGCTCTCGCTCGGTGGATTCGGTGCGATCGGCGGCGTCGCGGGCGCAGCCGGCACGGCTGGCATCGCGATCGCGGGCGCGTTGTCGCCGCTCATCGTGGCTGGCAAGATCATGGAAACGATGAACAACGCGACCAAGGGCGCCAGCGAAGCGCTTGAGAAATTCAAGACCACGGGCGAGCAAACCGTCACCGCCAACAGCGTGTTGCTCGAGCGGCTTGCGATTATGGAAAAGCAAATTGCAAGCACTCGAGGTGGCGGCTTCATGGCTGGCTTCATCGGCGGCAGCGCCGACATCAACACAGGCCGAGCGGGCGGCGCAGTTTCGTGGGCTCAGCAAATGAAAGAGGGTTCCACGATTGCGGGCGCGGGCCTCGGCGCGTTCTTGAGCGGCAAGAGTCTCGAGCAAATCCGCAACGAGATGGCGCTTAGTGTGGCGAACGAAGCGGGCGCGTCGCAGATCCAACAGCGCATGGCTGAACAACAGCGGATTGACATGGCCGAAGGGCGCGGCGGAATGGCCGACGCTATCGGTGCGTGGATGATCCAAAACAGCACGGTATTGACCAAACTGGTACAGGTGATGTCATGAGCGGAGCCGGAAGCGTTTATTCGTGGAACGATCGCGTACTCGATCAGCGCGTTGCTGCGCTCGGTGCAGAAAGCGAGATCATTGTTTCGCGCATCATTCAGAAGCAAAACGGCGGCTCAATCAATGCCGTGACTGAGTACGAAGCCATGGTCACTGACGGCGCGTTGCCGATCGTGGACTACGACGCGTACGGCGCGCTCGGTTCGTGGCACCAGTTCTGCCGTGCGCGATCGGTCACGGTGCGCTTGCTCGAAGGTGGCAAGGCTGTAGATGCTCAAATCAGTTTCCGCACGAAGTACGTCATCTCGCCGTGCTCGACGACGACGCCTATCACGATGCTGCCGGCGCAGTTCTCGTTTGTGACCGCATCGCGCAACCTCAAGTTGCATCGGATGAGTTGGACGACAAGTCCGCCGAACACGGCAAGCAACAGCACAGGAGACATCGGCGGAACGTCGGTGACGGGCGCTGACGGCTTCGAGAGTGTGCAAATCGGTCAAGTTCGCATTCGCTTGCGTGCAACCCAAGACGCGAGCGTTGTGGCGCTCGACACTGCGGCTACGACGTTGACCAACTACGCCAACACGACGAACAACGCCACGTTCTGCGGCTTTCCCGCGTACTCGCTCATCTGCGAAGGCGTGAACCTCGAGAAAGAGCAAGGAAGCGAGTTCTACGAAGTTGTCTTCGAGTTCCTGTACGACAAGTTCTTCCACTTCTCACAGGTGGCGACGGTTGACGCCGATGGCCGGCCGAAGATGACTACGGGCGGCCAGTTGTCTGAGGTCAAGTGGATGCGTCTTCCGCGCACCGCTACCGACTTCAACAACATTTACTCTGGCGATACCGCGTTGAAGTCGTACGTGGAAGATGGCTGGTGGGTTTGTGGAACATGAACCGCAACGACGCTGTCAACCTCCAACGCAACCAAAGCGATCTTGACCGCGTGTCGAGCGTGCGGCCTTCGTATGAACCGCGTACGTTCGTGCTCGGCGTGATCACCAGTTACAGCGTGCTAAGCGCGTTGTATTACCGTTGGACCTACGATTGGACCGAAGCCATCCTCAACACTTCGACGCCGACGGGCGCGAGCGTCAAGACGGGCGGCTTGCAGGCGTCTGCCATCAGCATCAGCGAACTAAGCAACCGCAGCGGGCACCCGTTCTACGCGTACGGCATCGGCGCCGTACTTCCCGGCACGTTTGTGCCGCAGCCGATCCCCGTGGGTACGTACGTATTGCTTACACCGATGCGACAGTCTGACGGCTTGCTTCGGTGGGTGATCATCAACACGCAAGCCATCGATGGAGACTGCACGTGAGAACCGAGAACATCATCTATTCCGCGCTTGCGCCGGGCACGCCTGAGACGTTCACGGGCACGCTCGGCACGTATACGATCAACACAACGAACAACAATCTCACAGGTAATCCAGCAACGATGCGCATTTGGCGAAACGGGCTTGCGCCGACGGCATCGGCTGACGTGATTGCGACGCAAGCGAGCGGAATCACGCCGGGAACTGGCGGCCATATCGTGCTCAACCTTGCGACGATTAACTCAGCGCTCAACGCGATCAGCACAAGCGAAAGCGTGTGGCACTACTCGCTCGAAATTACCCACAGCAGCACGCTCGTGCACGTGTGCTCCGGCTACCTCATTCGCACTCTTTGCTAACGCGGAGATTTCCATGGCTTGCATATTCCACACACCCAAATTTTTCAACGGTATCTCTGCAAACTGGGTCACATTGCCTGCACTTCCTGCGGGTGTTGACCCAATGCGCCGAGTCATTTTGAAAGGCACGAATAACGCTACACCTCGCGTCGCGGTTGCTTTCCGCGTTGGAGATTGCACGGCAGGACAAGCGCTCGCGGATCGCGGAGAGGTTTACGTTGACTCTAACCGTGGCATTGATCTCGGCGTCGTCAATTACAACTCGATCACCGTGCGAGATAATGCAAACGGAACGTCGACCGACACCGGATACATCTACGTCGTGTCCTACAGTTCCACTGACTACGGACCGCGAGGAGTTTCCTAATGGCGCTTATCTTTCATGTTGGCATCGTTTCAAATGCTCGCACAGGGAATTGGGCGGCGCTGCCTGCGCTTCCTGCGGGCGTTGATCCAATGCGTGAGGTGGTTTTGAGTTGCGCTGCACCTTTTCACGCGGGGCACTGCACAAAGGACCAAGCAACCGACGATGCAGGTTTCTTTTTCTACGACGCGGGACGCAACTCGCTCGGCGTGGTGGATTACACCAAGATCACCGTGCGACAAGTGAGTGGCAGTAGCGCAAGCATGTTTATTCATTCGTACTCAATGTCTGACGAAGGGCCGGAAGGAAACTAAAATGACGTTTCCCGAACTTGCACAACTCGTTGCACCGTTCGTAGCCGTGCTCGGTGCGAGTGCGTGGTTGCATGGCACAATCGCGAGCCTTCGCGAGACGATCGCGATGCTGAGCGAGCGAGTTCGATATCTCGAAGCCGAGGTTGAGCGCCTCAGGGGGGGGAAATGAGTTGGAGAACTACCACAGCTGGTATCGCTGCGATCGTCGCCGCCCTCGCAACCGCGGCCGTCGCGTTGTTCGACGCGGACCCACTTACTACGCCTGATTGGGGCGCCGTCGCAGCCGCGTTCATGGCTGGCATCGGCTTGCTTGCTGCACGAGATAACAAAGTCTCGAGCGAGCAAGCGGGCGCGAAGTGATCTATGAAATTGCACGGGCCGTACTCGATTCGCTTATCAAGTGGCTTTCATCGCCTCGCGTGGTACGCGTTGTGGGTGGCGGCGCTCGCGTCGCTGAACGCGTGCGGGCCGCGATACGTCGCCGCACCCGACAGCCCGATGCTGATCATCGAGGGCAAGGGCAGCGTGAGAGTCGCAATGCTCGACGGTGAAGACATGGTCGATGTCGGCTGGATCGACGCCGAGGAGCTCGAAGGGCAGACCGTGGTTCAATACGATTGGAGCGAGCCGCAATGAGTCTGCAACGTTCATGCTGCTGCGGTGAGCCCGAGATTTGCACGGTGTGTGAGTGCAACACGTCGTACGCAGTCGGCGGTATCAACCTCGCGTACCAATTCCAACGGTACAAGGTTGGTCTGCCTCAAGCGTGCGACTGTCGCTTCAACGAGTTCAACCTCAATTTGACGTTCGCGCCGGCTGGGCCCGTGACTGTCACCAAAGTGAGCGGCGGCGGTTGTTGCTACCGCGGCCGATTCACCGTGAACGTCGGCGGCTTCATCGACCTATGGCAACACTACGACAGCGGTTCCTACTGCCCGCCCAAGATTGACACTCAAGACGCTTACCAAATCGTGAATACCACGACGTGCGCGTGCATCACGGTCGTTTGCAATCAGTTCGCGTCGAATTGCAACGGTCCAGCGACGTCGCCGGCACTCGTGCACACGATCGAGATTGGCGACTTCGTGATTGAGTGCAACGCGAACATAATCACGGCAGGCGACTGCGATTCATGTCCGCAGCAAGCGAGTTTGGCGCTCCGATGTCTTGGTGGGCGCTTTCAGTACAGCACCGACGTCGGGTGCCTGAGCAACTTGTCCGGTGTCAGATTCATGGGCTTTCACGGCAACAACCAGCAGTACTGCGGCACGGGTGGACCCGTCGAGAATCCGGGCGCTTGTTACCGCAACCTCGATAGCATCTATGCGCAGCACGGGCCGTTCGCCGTTCGCACCGAGGAAGAGTGCAGCGAACAAGACAAGCAACAATGCATTGATCCGATCGCCGCGTTTGCGCTGCTGCGAACGTTCGACCCGTCGTGGGCGGAAAGTCTGCGCGTGTCACTCCAAAGCCCGTGCGGCTCAACCGATTGGTCTGGTCGCCTTTTCCCATTGAGCATCTGCCCCGATGAGTACGACGTCTTGCAAAGTGGTGGCCCAGGCTTCTGGAACTACCTGTAGCCACTACAAAGCCAACCGATGCACCAACCCGCTCGCGTTGCCGCTCTACGGCGATCGACCGAGCGCGGGTATCTGCCGTATCTGCCCGCATTACCGCGGGATACCTCGAGGGCTCGGCGACGTGATCGAGACCGCAGCACGGTTGCTCGGCATCAAACGCGCCGTGAAGACCGTCGAGCGTGTCACAGGCAAAGAGTGCGGGTGCCCAGAGCGTCGCCGAACGCTCAACGAGAAATTCCCCACTTCGGCTAATGGAGGCATTGACGAAACGCCGAAAGAGTCGTAACGTCAATACCTCACCGCGGCCAAGCCGCAGAAAGCCACATCATGGAAGGTAATGAAACGCCGAAAGAACGTCTGAAGGGTCAACCCGTATGGGTCAAACTCAATCAGTACGCGCGTTTGCGTGCGCTGGCCGACAAGGACGGCAAGCCGCTCGCCGCGCACGCTCGCCGAGCGATCGAGTTGTATTTGCGCCGAGAAGAGCGCAAGGGCCAAGTAATCGAGGTGCGCGCATGACGTGGGCCATCTTTGTTCTCGTGTTCGCAGCGCTCGCGGGTGCCATCGATTGGAGGGACGATGTTCGGTAACCCGATTGTCGCCGCCGCTGAAGCGGCAGCCCGCCGAGAACGCCGCGAGATGATTTGGCACTACACAACGCGGCTTATTAATGCCGAAGTGAAGTTGGGACGCAACCCGCCGCAAACCGACGAAGGCGTTAAGCGTTTGGTTGAGACTGCTGCGAAATACGTCGATGCCATTTTCAAGGAGGCGAGCGAATGAGCGACACGGAAGATATCGAGGATCTTCGCTTTCAACTGGAAGGCACAATCGGCGAACTTGAAAACGCATTGTCTCGCGAACGCACTTTGCTCAAGGATCAGGAAGAATATCGAATTTGTGTCGATAATCTTCATGCCGAGATCGAGCGGCTCCGCGCCGAGCGCGACGAAGCGCGGCGTCATTGCTGTGAGTATGCAGCGATTGTTGCTAAAGCCGACACCGTGAAAGCAATGGAAACCGGTCGCTTTCATGAGGTCAAAATCAAACATATGAGGGATATGGGCTGGGATTGCTTTAAGGAGGCAAGCGAATGAGCGGCCAAACAACCCAACAACAACGAGACGAGCGATGGCGCGAAGGTAGCGACGTGTACCAACACTGCTACGCGTTTCACCATCGCGTTCTGCCGACGGCCAAGCGCACGCCCGATGCCGACGATGAGGCCGATGCGCTCTACTACTACGCTCGGGTGAACGAGGCGGCCGATCGGAAACTCGCCGAAGCGCTTCGCCGTGGAGCGGCTCGGATTCGAGCGCTTGAGGCAGCGCTGTTCGCGAAGGCGACACCAACGGAAGGAAAGACCGAGTGATGAAACGGTGCATGGTGCACCGAGCAACGAGGCAACCTATGAGCACAAACATGAAGACCACGAACAAAGATGAGATCATGCGCCAAATCTTGGCGCTGTTGAAGCAACTGGTGGACGATGGCTCGCCGAAGCTTCCTGCGGTCAAGCCCGACCCGAGCGCAGCGCTCGAAGGCGGATGGGGTAAAGCCCTGATCAAAGCCGTGAGCGAGAAGGAGATCGAAACCAAGCGGGGGCTATCCACCAAACTGGCGCTCAAACTCACGTGGACTGAGAACGGCGAAACCAAGGAAGTTTGGGCCTCGACTTTCAACGACGATCTCAGGTCACAAGCCGCAAATTTCGACAAGGGCGACCGTGTGGAAGTCCAGTTGAAGCAAAGCGGTGAGTTTTGGAACCTCATGGGCATCCGTGAGGCTTGCTAGAGGACTTGCGGGATTCCCGATTGGGAATTACCGTTCTAGATGAGGGCATCACAACTCCATGCCTTTGGCAAGCACCCGGCTCGCACACCGGGTGTTTGTCTTTTTGTGGAGGCAAGCCACAACATGCACGGAAGCAAGCGACCTAGTTACAACTGGGAGATTGAACGTCTACCCGCCGAGATGGTGGAGTCCGCACGATGGGTGAACTGGAAAGCCGAGGAAAGAGACGGCAAGTTCACCAAGGTGCCCTACGTGCCCGGCTCGAGGCGCAAGGCGTCGAGCACCGATGCAGCGACGTGGGGAACGTTCTGGGAAGCGGCCGACGCCAGCACCGAAGGCGACTGCGGCATCGGATTCGTTCTCGGTGAGGGATGGCTGGGCGTTGACTTCGACGACGTCGCCGACGCAACCGAACCCAACGGCATGGAGCCGTGGGTGTGGGATTGGCTCGTGTCGCACGACTGCTACGCCGAGTGGAGCGTGAGCGGCACAGGCATTCACGTGATCGCTCGAGATACGGTGCTTCCCGAGTGGTCGGCCAACCGACGCGGCAACCTCGAGGTGTACCAACGAGGTCGGTACTTCACGGTGAGCGGACGTGCCGTGTTTGTCGATCGCCAGTGCACGCGCATTCAAGACGCCGTAGATGCCCTCTGCAGGGCGCGGCTCGCTCGGGTGACTGTCGAGCCGTCCGAGCCAACGGAAGCCCGTAGGGCGGCGCCTAGCGTCTCGCTCGACGCGTCGGCGGCAGATTGGGCGCTCGCTTGCGCGATGGCGCAGCGCGGGCTACCCGCGTCGGTGATTGAGTCGGCGCTTGCCACCAAGATGCGTGAGGAGGGGCGCAGCGTCAAGGCCGACCGACCCGACTACGTGCCCAACACGGTCGCAAAGGCGCTCGAGATGGGGTCTCGCCGAGTCTCTTTCGAGTCTCGCCAAGTCTCTTCAAATCCTCCCAAACTGCTCGAGTTCAAGCCGTTCGAGAAACGCGAGTTTCCGAGCGAGATGCGTGAGGAGATCGTTGGCGGGTTGCTGCGACGCGGCGAGGTCTGCAACTGGATCGGCTCGCCCAAGACGGGCAAATCGTGGCTGTTGCATCGGCTCATTATGGGGATGGTCGGGGGCTGCGGCTTCACGTGCAAGTTTCAGAATGACCTCTTCGTCAAGCAAGGCCGCGTCTTGCTGGTCGACGTCGAGTTGCACCCCGAAACGCTCGAGAACCGACTACACGGCATCGCCAACCAAATGAAGGTGAGCGCCGACAAGTGCCGCCAAGGGCTCGACGTGATGACCCTGCGCGGCCAGTGGGCGACGCTGGACGACGTCGAAGCGACCGTTGAGCAACAGCCAGCCGGCACGTGGCAAATGATCGCCTTAGACGCGTTCTATCGGTTCATTCCCGCGGGCATGCGTGAGAACGAGAACGCCGACATGACGCAGATTTACAACCAGATTGACCGCATAGCGGCGAAGGCGAATGCGGCGATCCTCGTGGTGCACCACACAACCAAGGGCACGCAGACCGAGAAAGGCACGATGGACGTGGGCGCCGGCGCGGGCGCGATCGGGCGCGCCACGGATTCACACGTGACGTTCCTGCGGCACGCCGATGAGGGCTACATCGTGATGAGCGCCGAGACGCGTTCCTTCAAGCGTCCGAAGCCACGCGTGGTGCACGTCGACTGGCCCGACATCGCGTTCGATGACACGAAGGACGCGTCGAAGTTGTGGCATCCGAACTGCAAACCATCGGATGAATAAAGAACCCTGCGCGATCATCTCAAACGCAGGGTTCCGAGGCAAGGCATTAGCAAATTGTGGGAGAGGCTCGTGGCGGCTCTCCTGAGGTCGCCTACCGAGCCTACCCACGTTTCGCGTGAATGTCAATCCCCCCTAGAAGTTAGGCCATCCACATTTAGTCCACTCTGCTATGCTGTGCATATGAACAGCCGAGCGAAGGGGAAACGCGCTGAACTTGAGGCCGCACTACTGCTTACGCAGATGGGGCTGAGGTCTCGCCGCAGTGCTCAGTACTGCGGTTCCAACGGGGACGCCGATTTGGTGCTCGACGCCAACTTGCACGTTGAAGTCAAGTTCCAAGAGCAGATGCACCCCTATCGATGGATGGAACAGGCCATCCGCGACAGCGCCAAGACCAAGCGCAAGCCGATCGTGCTTTGCCGGCGCACCCGTTCGCCATGGCTGGTGATCGTTCAGGCCAGTGACCTAGTCGCCGTATGTCGGGAGGTACTCGATGGCATCGTTCGTGCACAGGTTGCAGATACCCACCATTCCCTTCAAGGAACGGAATCGCAGCGAGAGGCTACGTGAGTTGGGTATTAACACTGGGTGGAAGTGGCGCAAGTTCAGGAACCAACTCTTAGCAGCGTCGCCGTTGTGCGCTCGGTGTGCTCGGCTCGGTGAGGTTGTGCACCACGTGGTACCGCGTCACGTGGCTCCTGAGCGGATGTACGACGTCACGAACTGCCAGGTGTTGTGCAACCGATGTCACGATGAGGTGCACGGTAAACGGCACTCATGAACGGCCCATATAGCGAACGGCCTATTGAAGGCGTCCAATAGGCCGCAGAGTGGGGGGGGTAAGCCTTCAAAAAGGCCACCTCCGACGTCC